AAAATCCCCACACTCATATGACTTGACTGTGTGACATTCGCTACACAGTGTCTGTAAATTGCTTGGGTGGTTGCATTCAGCATACATTTTTCCTTTATCTTTTTTGTTTTTAGGTGGCGTTATGTGGTCAACATGTAATAATGTCATTGCATATACTGAACGTTTTGGTTCAGCGTAGTCTCTAACTCGGACGTTTTGCATCGGATTATGAAGGCAATTTTTCCCTTCACATCTTGACTTTTTCCAAAATGAATAAGGTCTGTCAGTTCTTGCGAATCCGCCATAATCTCGCAGTATTTTCTGATGCTCTTCACAAAGACTACAGCTACCTTTTCCTTTGTATTCAGTCAACGGATTATTACAGCCGATTAACTTGCAACTAGCGGTTGGTACTTTTTTCTTTTTACCTTTATATCCGAACTTTTTTACTTTATTAGGATCTAAAGCTATTAGTGATTTAGTCATTGTTATTAGTTACCGTTAACCTGCATTTAAGGTTATTTTTTTAACGACACTTTTATCACCTAACAAATAGCATAAATAATACTAACTTATACAAGGGAGTAAAATATGGCAGTATCGTCGTTAACTAGAATGACAACGCCTTTGGCTACTGATCAGTCAGGAGCAGGCCAAGGCTTGTTAATGCCTAAATTAAAATATAGATTTAGGATTATTTTTGAAAATATGGGAGTATCAACTCCGCGCACAGAATTAACAAAGCAAGTAATGGACTTTACTCGCCCTAGTGTTAGTTTTGATCCAATCGATATTGAAGTATACAATTCAAGAATTCGTTTAGCAGGAAAGCATACATGGGACGACATCAATGTCAACTTACGTGACGATGCCAGTGGTAATGTAGCTAAACTCGTTGGTGAACAGCTACAGAAGCAGTTAGACTTCATGGAGCAAGCAAGTGCCGCTTCAGGTACTGACTACAAATTCACTACACGTGCTGAGATTTTAGACGGTGGTAATGGTGCATTTGAACCAGTAGTACTTGAGACGTGGGAAGTATATGGATGTTATCTATCTAACGTAAACTATGGTGATTTAAACTATGGTAGTTCAGAGCCAGTTACAGTAGCTATGACATTACGTTTTGACAATGCAGTGCAAACACCATTAGGTAGCGGTGTTGGTACAGATGTTGGTCGATCTATTGGCGATAACGTTAACTAATACATAATGGGATTTGGTAGTTTACTAAGTGAATCACTAAAAAATCAAGTCAAAGGATTTGGTAGTGGATTCCAGCAAGGATTTTTTGGTACTGATTACTTAAAAGATTACAAGCATGCTAGTAAAACATTTGTTAAAGATGGATTAGCATTAGCACCAACTAACAAATTCCTATTTCATGTTTACTTTACATTAAACACTGGACAGATCCCCGGACTTCAAAGAGGACGGGAATCTGCAACCATCGGTGTCTTAGCAAAAACGGCACAACTGCCGTCTTTTACTATAGATGTTGAGGAGATGAACCAGTACAATCGTAAACGGTACATTCAAAAGAAAATCAATTACCAACCTGTTACTATAACGTTGCATGACGATGGAAGTGATGTAGTAAGATCTATGTGGGTTAACTACTATCGTTATTATTATAACGATTCAAGCTTTAATTATGATGGGCTAGGTTCTAACACACCAAGTTATAATAATCGTGACATATATGAAAACTTAAGATCGGTTAGTGAGTGGGGTTTTAACGGATCAGGACCTGTTGGCGACAGTAAACCAGCGTTTTTCAAAGATATAAAAATATATACGTTAAACAGAGGTAACTTTAAGTCTTATACGATGATTAATCCGATAATCACAGCGGTGCAACATGACACACATGATGTTAGAGCTAGTGGCGATCTTATGGAACATACACTAACATTTAACTACGAAACAGTTAAGTATGGCCGAGGAAAAGTTGGTAGCCAAGTTAAAGGGTTCGGTGATCCAGCAATGTATGATACGAGTTCTAGTCCGTTAAGAGCGGGTGGCACAGCAAGTCTGTTTGGACAAGGCGGTATCCTTGATGCAGGTGAAAGCATAATGGAAGATCTATCATCAGGTAACATACTAGGTGCTATTAGAACAGGTGGTACACTAAGGAATACGTTACGTAACGTAGATACTAGTCAGTTAATATCAACTGATTTAGCTACCGAAGCAGTGTCACAAGGAGCAAACTTCTTGTCAAATATTGGTTCGAACCAAAGATCTTTTGGATTTCCGTCAGTTGATTCTAATAACGTTAATAACGGAATGCAAGAATCTTTTTATGTTCGTTCACCAGCTAGAACTAATAGTAACACATTTTCGACGCTGTCGAAAAGTTTAAGTAGTATACAACGACAGTTTAATAGTAACGACCCAAGTGATACTGCAAGTATACATAAAGCAACACAACAAGGGTTAGCAGTCTTAGAAGATGCAGAACTATCTACACCTCTACAACCAACACTTGATAATTTACAGCAAAATGCTCAGTCAGCCAGTAGTAGTCAATTAACACATCTTGTATTTGATCCAAAGACAGGTACTCCTGGTGATGTAACTAGTAACGGTCAAAACGTAGGAGAGTAGTAATGGCTTCAGCACAGAGTACAAACCAACTTAATATAGACAATTTTTATAATAATAATCGAGTAGGTCAGCAAGTACACAGCGAACAGTACGATATAGTTTTAGGATTCTTTACAAGAGTAATGAACACTAAGGTACTAGCTAAAGCATTTACACTGGACTTGTTTCGTGTTTCAAAAGATACTGGTGTTCCAGTATTAACAATGTTAGATTCCATGAAAAGTAAAAACTCTATAGGAGTTTCAGAAGCAATGGCATTTTATCTTAATCAAATACGACCAAAGAGTGCATTTGTTGGTATAAGTAATGTACTTAATCCGAATATCTTTGTTGCTAGAAACGTGCTAATCTAATGTCACGTTTCTCCCAGGGTGAATACATACCGAGGAACCCAAAGAAATACGTAGGCAAAGGAAAAATAAAGTACCGTAGTTCTTGGGAACTTGCCTTTATGAATTTCTGTGATAACAACAACCATATACTTGAATGGGCTAGTGAGTCGATTAAGATACCGTACAGGAATCCTGTTACTGGCAAGCAGTCACTTTATATTCCGGATTTTCTAGTATTTTACCAAAATAAGCACGGCAAGAAAGTTGCTGAGTTAGTAGAGATTAAACCAAAAAAACAGAGTATAATGGAATCTAAGTTAAGTAACAGGGATAAGGCTATTGTAGCTGTAAACTATGCTAAATGGGATATGGCAACTAAATGGGCTAAACGTAATGGTATGATATTTAGAGTAGTAACAGAAGAACAAATCTTTAGAAAATGACTAAAAAATTAGAAGAACTTTTTGAACTCCCAGAATCAGAATCTAGACCTAATGAGGTCAAGATAGCAGAACCCATCACTGTTAATTCTGTTTTAGAGTTATCAAACCTAGAAAAAATAGAAAATGCATTGTCTGCTGTAAGAGGGTTAGAAGCAAGCGACTCTGAGATGGACGAACTTGCAGGAATGGCTGTAGAGAGTTACAAAGATTTAATGGACTTAGGTATGAATGTTGAACCACGCCATGCTAGTGAGATATTTGGTGTAGCTGACAGAATGCTTAGCCATGCTATTACAGCGAAGAATGCCAAAGTAAATAAGAAACTTAAAATAATCGACTTGCAACTCAAAAAAGCAAAGTTAGATCAATCATCATCACACCAAGAAGAGACAGTATCAAATGGATCACTGTTTGACAGAAACGAATTGTTAGAGAGGTTGATTAAAGGCACAGATCAACCTCTTTCTGAAGATTAAATATATTCCTTAATAATGTAATCAGTTGATAACTGGTAGATATCGTCTTCTCCAGTATAGAACCAAGGATAGTCTATTTCATTATCAACAATTTCAATGCAACTTTTCTTAGTAAAAAAGTTTATATCTGATCTAAATAAACCCCGGCCAGATAAGTATTTTAGTTTTCTCCATCCTAGTTGCCTGTCTTGTAAACATATACCCCATGTCCTTCCGAGAAAGAAAATATTTTTAATTTCTGGTTTGATATAGTTTAGAAAATATATTATATGTGCTTCGCTTGACATAGCAATATGTGTTTGGTTATTGCAGATAGGCATATTTTTTATAATGGTATGTGTTTCGCTTCGGTTACATACGTTTAAGTTTTTAAGTAATTTTTTAGAATCTATTAACCATTCTTTATCGTTTGAAAGCTCATCGTTTGTACTTGTATAGGTTGCTAATGCAACTGAGTTTATAAAAGGACTACCACAAAAGTCTACTATATTAGTATAAACCTGCTGTACTTCTTTTGTAACGTCTAAATTCCAACAATCAACAAGTATTGCTAGAGAGGGTTCTTGTATGTTCATAGAATTATTTATATACATAAATACAGCAATACACATAATTTGTAATAGGAAACCGCATGAAAACTTTAGTTGACTATCTAATAGAATCTACACAGCAATTTGAATATAGAATTAAAATTGCAGGCGAACTTACTAATGAGAACTTAAAAGACATGGAACATCAGTTTTCTAAGTTTGATATGGTGAGTATGTCTAAACCAAGAAGAACTCCAGTAATGAAAGATCCGTTAGGATTTGAAGGTCTTAAAAATGAGGAGATTAATATAATAGATGTTATCTTTAATTATCCTGCAAACACAGAACAGTTTATGGAAACCATTAGACAAATAGGTATTCCAAATAATCGTGTAGTTGTTATTAACAAGCAGTTCAACGACAGTATGAATGCCGAAAACGAAGAAATAGAAGATACAAACGGCGAAGCATTATTAAATAGCGATCTTCCACAGAGTACACAAAGTCAATTAGAAGCGAGCAACGAGTATAAAGATTCGTACCAAGCAATTGTAAAGAACGCAGACAAGTCAGAGTACGAAGTTGCAGGTGGCAAAACACCAAAAGCACAAACAACCAACGATTTGCCACAAGGCAACACAAGTCCGTTTAGTAATGTAAAATTACCAGAAAGACCGGAGACTGGGGCAAAGCAATGAACTTACAAGAAAGCATTAGAAAAGATTTAGAAACATTTGATGCTTCTGGCGAAGGTATTAACGAAGCAGAAGCATCAAATGATCAAAGAATTATGCAGATGCTTTCTAATTTTAGAACACTGTATAAAGAGATGAAAACACTAGATTCAAGTGGGTATGCGCTTGATGAGTATAAAGAAAGCACGTTACGCGATCTTTACCATGATTTAATTGCTAACTGGTTTACTATTAGAAGCGGTAAACGTGAAGGTATTCCAGATTTAGATGGCAGTAACTACAACCACCCAATGGATTGATATTATGAACTTACAAGAAAACATTAGAAACGACTTAAAACTGTTTGAGTATGAGGATATGGGAGATAGAAAAGGCTACATTACTGACAATAGTAATGTACGTGACCCTGACGTAAGAATAGTTGGATTTGGCGATATGAGCTATTCACAACTTAAAGCAAACGTACAAAAGAAATTAGAAGATCTTGTTGCAAGAGGTGCAAGAGGCGATTACAGCACAGTTGATTGGGCAGTTAATACTAAGGGTGGAATTTTAGGATTCTTACTCGAAGCAATAATTGAGATTGAAGCAGAAATGGAAGAAGGAAAATAGTATGAATTTACAAGAAAGTATGAGAAACGATATCGATTTAATTAAAGAGCAGACAGCTACCACAGAGATGGCAAGCGACGCACAAGAGATACTAAAATACTTAGGCGATTTAGCAATCACAGGCGATATTATAGCTGACGGCGATGTAAGCATGGATGATATACTTGATATGCTTGATCATTCTGCTGGATTAGTCCGTAAAATGGAAGCTATTACTAGCTTTGTTAACGACAGCGGAATGGCATGAAAAAACTAAACGAAGGACCAACAATACAAAAAAACCATAAAGGCAATCATTTAACAAATGCCGATGGTGAAATTGTACAGTCTTTCGCAAAAGATAGAGCAGGATTAAAATCCGCAAGACAGTCAATGTACAAGAATTTTAAAGGGCTTAATGTAAAGACTCCAGAACCAGAACCTCAAGAAGAGCCAGTTGAAGAAGGTAATATACACGATGATATGGCATTAATGAAGAAACAACATAATGCATCTGTGGCCGCAGGTAATGACCCTAGATTGCAACATGCTAGAGGCGAGAAGTTATGGAGACAACAGCACAAAGCAAATCGTGGTGTTGATATGCCTGCTGACGCATTTAACGCATCTGATTCAAGAAAAGTGTTGGATATGGATTACAATGATACGTTTGGCAAATTTGATTGGGATAAACCAGTAGAATTTGCCAAACCTGATGCACGAGCACTTGCTTTAAATAAACAAGCAAAAGCGGCTAGAGCAAACTTTAAATCAAATAAACTTCCGCCACTTACACAAACACAACGTGATACGTACAAACAATCACGCAATGCACAAACAGCACGGGCTAATAAACAACGAGTTGCAAACGGAATGGAACCATTTCCGACGGAATCCAAAGGATCAAACATGAAAAACATAGAATCAAGAACACCAGTTGAGGAAAACATAAGAGATTCGCAATCACCTTCATTAACTGATAGAAATAAACTGCAAAGAGGAATTAAAGCAGGTATGTCACCTTCAAAACCAGTTGCCGACGAATACGGATTTTATGCAACTAAATCAGACAGTGGCAAATTTCAATTATTTTTTAACGACGAAGTTGTTGGAGAATACGATACGTTAGATGAGCTGAAAAAAGCACAAGAACATGTTATTAATAAAATTGCAATTCCGAAAGATTCAGACCTTCCTAGGTATAGTGTATCAGTTGATGCAAGTGGAAAGTATGTATTAAAAGCAGACGATAAAGTAATTGGTGTATATAAAAATGAAAAAGATTTAACAATGGCAGCTTCACAACATATGAACTCAGTTAATGAAGGCGAAGAACAGATACAGGTAGAAGAAGATTGGTGGAATCCTTTATCGTGGTTTGCTGATGACGAAGAGGAAAAGAAAGAAAAGAACAAAAAGAAAAGAAGACCTATTTATAATCCCTTTGGTATTAGCGGCAAAACACAAAATGCAATATGTGCTAATCCTGACTTAAGAGCGATGAACCCAAAGGCATGCGAATCCGAAGATCAAACTGATAAAGAGTTAATTGAGAGATTTGACATGTTTAGCGAACCTAGGTTTAAAAAACAGAAATCTGCTCCAAAGTATGACCCTGTATTTGATATGGAAAAACTGCCTGATCTAAAGAAAAAGAAAGCTTCAAAGTCTCTGTCTAAGGATCCAGGGTATGACCCTGTATTTGATACAGAAACTTGGCTTGACACACTGCCTAACACAGAAGATCCAGAGAAAGAACCTGTAATTATAGATCCTGAGAAAGAAAAACAAAAAATGACCGGAGATACTGATGGTCCGTTGTTTAATAGATTTAAATTATTACGTCAACTGTGTTCTGATCCTAGAACAAAGGCAATGAACAAAGATGCATGTGCAGAAACACAGGAACCAGACTTTAATAAGTGGTACTTTGATAATTACCCACACCGAAACACCGAAGGTAGAGAACGTGTAGAAGAAGATTGGTGGAATCCAATGACTTGGATAGGAAATGGAAAGGATAGATACCCAGATATGATCACCTTAAATCCAGAAGAGAGTGATATCCGCGCAGATGAATTAGAAAAAGAAGTTCATGAACTAGCACGTGTGAAATGCCAGCAAACAGGAGATAAAGAGTCTTGTGCTCGAACAAAAACACCTAGTTATAATAAGTGGTACTTTGATAATTTTCCTCATAGGAATAAACACGAAGACGACAAACATCACCAGTTACATCACCAGACCGATGATCACCAGACCGAGGGAAAAGATATGAAAATAAATGAAGGAATGACAGTCAACACTACGTCTAGCAAAGATCCTAATATACAAGATACTGTTACAATTACTGCCGACGGTGAAGATTCTGCAGAACTGTTGCAAATGATTAACATGGCAGGAATTGGCTCATCAACACAAGAAGAAATACCGTCGGAAGATGAAGGATGCGGGTGTGATGATAAAACTGATATTGACTCAATGAGAGATATGATAGGCAATATGGATAACATGAGTATAGAAGTTATGCCATTAGAAGGCGACACAGTTGAAGAAGATTTAGCAAATGCACCTGATGAGAAGTATGCTGACACAGACTACATGGTTAATAAACTAGCAGGTGGTATTAATAAACCTAAAGTTATGTATAGACAAGCGGCAGATGGTGATAATCCAATGAGTGCTCGGTCGATGCCAGTTACGGACTTAGAAGAAAGTTTAATGAAAGAGTACAGAGAATCTATCGAAGAAGATACAGTAGATGAATCGTGCGGTAAGATCGTAGGCGGCAAACGCCACGGTAAGAAAAAAAAGAAAAAGTCAAAGAAGTAAAAAAGTTCCGGAAGTAAAAAAACGGTTGACAAATGTTAGTCCGATGTTATAATAGATAGCATATTTAAATGGAGATTAACATGAATATCGGAATTGTCGGGTCTAGAACCTTTACAGATTATCAACGATTAAAAGAACTATGTGATGACGTACTCACGCCTACGGACGTAATTGTTTCAGGAGGTGCTAAAGGTGCAGATGCATTAGGTGCACGATACGCTGATGAAAACAACTTAGAAAAACTTATCTTTAAACCGGATTGGGCTAAACATGGTCGCGGTGCTGGATTTGTTAGAAATAAGACTATTGTTGAGAATTCTGAGCTCTTAATTGCATGCTGGGATGGTGAGAGTCGTGGTACTGCTGATTCTATTAAACACGCTAAGAAAAAAGGTATCAAAATTCTTTACATTATGAAATAGCATAAATATGGGTTATGTTATTACATAACCTATTCGAAGACTTCACCTCACAAGACGACAGATTAAACATTGACTACTCTTCAGGTGGTATGACCAAGCTTGGCAAAGGCAAAGCGTTTCAGCCATACATAGCAAAAGGCATTAACGTAGCACATCATCCTGTTCACAGTGTATACAAGATGGTACAAGCTACAGATGTAATGTCGTCTATTAAAGGTAAAGGGCCGTACGAAGTAGATCAAAATGATTACCAGCAGTTCTTAAAAAGAACATCAATCTTTTTACACTCTAAAGTAATACGTCCTAATAAAATAGATGTTGTTATTACACCAAAGAGTTCAAGTAACATATTAAACGATTTACTACAAGACTTACAACAACGAGCGCAAGGCATTGAGTTCTACCCAGAGTATTTTGTTAAGTCAATTGATCCATCGCAGATTAAAATAGATACAGAGAACCCAAAGATGACACCTAAGATTCTAGCAGGTCTACAAGGTGTATTAAACAAAGCAGTTAAAGACGGATACTTAGAAATGAAGAAGTTCGACAAACGTTTCGTTAAGTTTGTAAGTAATTACTTCTCACTAGCAGGCCCGCTAAGTAAACGTGTAACTGAACAAACAAACATACTAGTTTTAGACGATGTGTTAGCCTCAGGTGCTACATTCGTAGAACTATTTAGAAACTTAGAAGGTTATCCACACAATAATCTTATAGGCGCAAGTATTTTCAAAACATAACCTTAGGACTAAGGTAATGGCCTGGTGCTAGCTACCATTAAGGAGCAAACTTACTACTCCTTACAAAGTGAGATTCTTAAATACAGTCATTCTAGTTAAGTCTGGATAGTCTGTCCACTTTTGAAGAATAGGTTTTCTTTCTTTTGCTTCTCCTAGTTTTTCTAAACCTAGTTGTGCAGTTTCAGGAGTCATATAATAATGATACCCGATAGTTTTGATATCTTGTGTAAACCAGCGAGTAAACGGATCTCTGCCATCGATTACCATTGTCTTGAGTTTATCATAGTCATCTTCGTTATCTAACAAAATCATTCCGCCTCGACCTAATCCTAAGTGTTTCCTAAATTGAAAGCTCAGACACATATAAGTTGATGAAATATAGCTATTTTCCTTCCATAGGACAGCGGCATCAATAATGTTTGTATTCTTAAGGTAATAGTAGTCATGCCACTCTTCGTGATACCAATTCCATTCTTTACCTAGTTTCATCATAGTAAATGGTATGCTAATATATGTGTGTTTAGGCACACTTATATTGTTGTAGTTTTTTAATCGCAAGCATAACTCGAGCGCATGAGTGCAAGAATCTGTTGCTACTGCGTACTTAGATCCGTAAAAACTTGCTATCTCTTGTTCAAATTGATTAATTATTTTAAACATGCAAGTAATTATATAGGCGTATGATGTAGTGTATAATTACTTGAAGCACGTAAAGAGTTATACAAGGTTAAAACTCCTTATTATTAGCCAGTCCTGAGGGTACTGGTGTGTAAAAACCCTCACTAAATTTAAACTATGCTGAGAAGTGAATATGTTTACACCAGCT